TTAAAAATTATGGCATCAAGTTATTCAACAGACCTTAAACTAGAGTTAATGGTTACCGGTGAAAAAGCTGGTTTATGGGGTGATATTACAAATACAAATTTAGTTATTCTTCAACAAGCAATCGCTGGTTATGCTTCAGTAGATATTTCAGGTGGGGCAGGTAACACAGATTTAACTTTTAGTAATGGCGCTTCATCAAATGGTAAAAATGCAGTTTTAAATTTAACAGGTACCATTACAGGAAACAGAACTGTAACTGTTCCAGCTTCTGTTGCAAATAAAGTTTACATTGTAAAAAATGGAACAACAGGTGCATTTACGGTAACTGTTTTAGTTTCAGGGCAATCCGGTGTAACTTTTTCTGCTACAGATAAAGGAACAAAAGTTTTATATATTAACGGAACTGACATAACAGATTCAAATATTGGAAAATTATCAAATGATTATGCCCCACAGTTATCGGCGGTATTAGATACAAATGGCAATGATATTGTTGTTGATGATGCAGGTGCAATTGAAGATGATTCAAATAATCCATATATTAGATTTCAAAAAACAGCTTCAGCTGTAAACTTTATTGATGTAACTAACCAAGCTACGGGATCAGGACCTGATATAGCGGCAGTTGGAACTGATTCAAATATTGATTTAAACATAACACCAAAAGGTATTGGCAGAGTTGTTTTAGGAGCAGGTAAAATTGAACAAACTGCAGAAAAAGTAACAGTATCGGCTACAGCTGCTACTGGAACAGTTAACTATGATGTCACAACTCAAGCAGTATTGTATTACACAACAGCAGCATCTGGTAACTGGACATTAAATATCAGAGGCGATGGAACAAATTCATTAAATAGTATTATGGACACTGGTGAGTCAATAACTATAGCTCATCTTGTAACTCAAACTGGGACAGCATATTACAACTCAGCAGTTCAAATTGATGGTTCTGGAGTTACTCCTGAGTGGCAAGGTGGTTCAGCACCTACTTCTGGAAACACAAACTCAGTTGATGTCTACACTTATACTATTTTTAAAACTGCGGATGCTACATTCACAGTGTTTGCGTCTCAAACCCAGTTCGCATAAGGAGATAATTTAAAATGCCTTTATTAGGTACATTTGGAGCACTTTCAAAAGGTGGCTTTGGAAGAGGTGGAAAGAAAAAATACGAAATTCATTATGTAGTAACCGCTGGTGGTGGCGGTGGTGGAAATGCAATTGCGGGTGGAGGTGGAGCAGGTGGCCTTGTTTCATCTTTTGATGAAGGACCCGTAAGCGCAATCGCAGACGTAGAATCAGGAACAGGTCCCTTTGTAGTCACAGTAGGTGGTGGTGGCGCTGTTCTTACATCAGGAGCATCTTCAAGTGTTGCTTTTCCAGCTCAGTATGGAGGAACTATTTCATCAGCTGGTGGAGGAAAAGGCGGAACAAACAACCCAGGTGGTGCTGCAGGTATATCAGGAGATCCTGGTGGATCTGGCGGAGGAGGTTCAGGAAATGCTCAACAAGGCGGCGGTTCTGGTGGTGCTGGAACTGCTGGTCGTGGTTCTGCGGGTGGTGCTGGAACTCCAGAATCAGGACAAAACGCTGCTGGAGGTGGTGGCGGTGGAAAAAATGCTGTAGGAGCAGGAGGAAGTAATGCACCCGGTCCGTCTGGTAGTGGAGGAAATGGTGGTGCAGGTTTAACAATAGGTATTACAGGAACTCCTTTCGCTTTAGCGGGTGGAGGTGGAGGTGGAATTATTTCAACTCCTAGATTATCAGGCACTGCTGGTTCAGGTGGTGTTGGCGGCGGCGGAGCAGGAAGTGAATATAACCCAGGAGGAGGTCCTGTTGCAACCGCAGGCCAAGTTAACACTGGCGGCGGTGGCGGCGGTGGTGGCGGCGGAAGTCCTGCCACATTTGGAGCAGCTGGAGGTTCTGGAATAGTTTATTTACGATCACCCGAAGGCGCTACATTTACGGTCACTCCCGGTTCTAATACAACAGGAACAGATGGCAGTGCAACATGGGCTAAATTTATAACTACAGGAACGGTAACCATAGACTAATGGCACATTTTGCAAAATTAGATGAAAATAATATCGTTACACAAGTCATTGTTGTTGCCAATGATATTCCAGCAGGTTCTGGAATTTTAGGTGACAATGACAAACATGTTGATGGTGAAATTTATTGTGCTAATCTTCTTGGCGGTACTTGGAAACAAACTTCTTATAATCATAGATTTAGAAAACAATACGCAGGAATAGGTTATACTTATGACGCAAATGCAGATGAATTTGTTCAACCTCAGCCTTATGACTCATGGACATTAGATGCTAATAACGATTGGCAACCCCCTATTGCAAAACCTACAGGTTATGATGACACTCATATTATTCATTGGGATGAAACAAATCAACAATGGTTTTCTTATTTAATTAGTGATTTAGAAAATAATAACTTTACAACAAGGTATAATTGGAATACAACAACTTCAGAATGGGAGATTGCTACATAAAACTATAATTTAGAAAGATTAAATGATACTACAGAATTATTACTATTATTTTAAAAAAGCATTGCCACATAAATTTTGTGATGACATCGTACAGCATGGACTAAATAAAAACCAAGAAAAAGGAAAAATTGGTTCAGAGAAAAAAATTTTAGAAAAAGCTAAAAATAAACAAAAAGCTAATAAAGATTTATTAAAAATAAGAAATTCAAATGTTATTTGGATGAATGATGAATGGATCTATAATGCGATTGTTCCTTTTATTAACGAAGCAAATAAAGAAGCTGGATGGAATTTTGATATTGATTGGATGGAAGATTGTCAATTTACGATATATAATAAAACACAACATTATAGTTGGCATTCTGATCAGTTTGCTAATCCCATGCAATCTACTGATCCAAATTTTAATGGTAAAATTAGAAAATTATCTGCAATTGTTTCATTAAGTAATCCTAAAGAATATAAAGGAGGTACTTTAGAATTTCAATATAGAGATGAACCAAAAGTAAAAAATTATCCTTGTAAAGAAATAAAAGAAAAAGGATCTATTATTGTATTTCCTAGTTTTGTTTGGCATAGAGTTACGCCTGTTACAAGCGGGACAAGGCATTCTTTAGTGTTATGGAGCGTAGGAAAGCCATTTAGATGATTATAGAAAAAGAACTTTGGACAAAAATACCTAGAGATATTTTATATCTTGTAGGTAAAGTTGATTTAGATTTTAAGCATTTAATCAAAAGAATTGAAGAGGGAATTATTATATCTCCCAATAATTATAAAACAAACGTTCAGGGAAAAATGACAGATTGGGAATATTTTAATAAAGACCCAGAGTTTTTAAAATTTATATATTTAATTAATGACAAACTTGATGAAATTCCTTTTATAAAAACTTATAGTTTATGGCAGTCATGGGGATTACGAGAAGACATGGGTGATAGAACCATGGAACATGATCACGAGCCAGCGTATTTATCTGGTGTTATTTATTTAAACGACCATCAACAATTATTAGAATTTCCTGAATTAAAAAGATTTGTAAAACCAGAAAAAGGAAAATTTGTATTGTTTTCTTCATGCTTAAAACATAAAGCAGCAAGAAGTTTTTTTCCTAAACCTAAATATGCAATTTCTTTCAATATCAAAATGGTTTTTAGTTATAATTAATTATGAGTTTTAAGAAAGAAGGATATACTATTATTGAAAAAGCAATTGATTTTAAAGTTGCTAATTTTATTTACAAGTATCTTTTACTTAAAAGAGATGTTTTAAAAACATATATCGAAACAAACTATATCACTCCTTATGATGACAGACACGGAACGTTTAAAGACCCGCAAGTTCCAGGTGCTTTTTCTGCATATGGAGATATTGCCATGGATGTTTTATTAACTGAAGTCAAACCTATTATGGAAAAAACTACAGGTCTAAAATTAATTGAGACATATTCATACACAAGAGTCTATGAGACAGGTCAGATTTTAAAAAAACATAAAGATCGATTTAGTTGTGAAATATCAACTACTTTAAATTTAGGAGGAGATCATTGGGATATCTTTTTAAAATCAAAAAATAATAAAGATATACAAGTTAAATTAAAACCTGGAGACATGTTAGTTTATAGAGGAAATATTCTTGAACATTGGAGAGAACCATTTAAAGGCAAGTTGTGTGGTCAAGTATTTTTGCATTATAATAATAAAGCAACGAAAGGTTCTAAAGAAAATAAATATGACGGTAGAATACATTTAGGATTACCTAATGACCTTAAAAGTAAAAGATAATTTTTTAAAGAAAGATATTTTTAATAATTTACATGAAAGAATAATGAGTTCATTTTTTCCATGGTATTGGAATAATGGAGTAAATTATGGTACGGGAGAAGGAGAACCAGACAGTTCTTTTCAATTTACACATATTTTTTTTAAGGATGATGCTATTAATTCAAACGATTTTGAAATACTAAATCCTTTTATAGAAAAATTAAAAATAAAAAAATTAATAAGAATTAAAGCAAATCTATTAACTAAACATCATGAAATATATGAACACGGATTACATATTGATTCGCATGTAGAAAATGCAAAAACAGCAATTTTTTATTTAAATGATAATGATGGCTATACTAAATTTGAAACAGGGAAAATTATAAAAAGTAAATCAAATCGTTTAGTTGAATTTGATGCATGTATTAAACATACGGGATCAACCGTAACGAATAAAAAAAGAAGAGTTGTTATAAACTTTAATTATGTTAAATAATTCATCTTTTGATGCATGAGTATTGTTGAGCGATTCAGCAAATATTTAGAAGATATTACCTATCCAACAAAACCTGAAGGGTGGCATATTCAAGGACGTATAAAAAATAAATCTAATCAAATATTTAAATTTGATGTTAGAGGTATGAAAATAGCTCAAGATGGAGGAGTTCAGAAAAAAGGAACTACAGCATCAAAAGCAGAAAAAATGGTTTTTGAAACAGCAAAAGAATGGATCATTATTGATTTAGAAGAGCTTCATAATCACATCCGTGAACAGCAAATTAAGGTGGTAGTTCTTGAAGATTTGATATATAAGCTAGATTGGAATATAATACTGGTAAAGGACTATGCTTCAAAAAATACAATTTAAACCCGGATTTAATAAACAAGCTACAGAAACTGGAGCTGAAGGTCAGTGGATAGATGGAAACAATGTACGTTTTCGTTATGGTCAAGCTGAGAAAATAGGTGGTTGGGAACAGCTAGTCACTAGTCAAATAGCTGGACCTGTTCGTGATCAACATACTTGGACTGATTTAAATGGTAAAAAATACGCAGCTCTTGGTACATCTAAAGTATTAGTTATTTATTATGAAGGTGATTTTTATGATATTACACCTTTAAAAGCAGATGTTACTGGATGCACTTTTGATTCAACAACAGGGTCAGCAACGGTTACTGTTAATAAAAATGCTCATGGATTATTAATTGGTGATTACTTTATATTTGATTCTGTCACATTACCTGGAGGTGGTGAAACGACTTTTACAACAGCTCAGTTTGAAACTAATGCCTTTGAAGTGATTAGTACACCTAATGCAAATACATTTACGATTACAATGCCTGCTAATGAAGGCGGCACTGGAATGTCTACACAAGGATCTGCAACCGTAAAACCTTATATTGATGTTGGACCCGTGTTTCAAACTTCAGCTTATGGTTGGGGAACAGGTGCTTATGGAGAAGAAGAATGGGGAACAACAAGATCAACAACAAGCGTTATTCTTGACCCAGGTTCTTGGTCACTTGATAATTATGGTCAGTTGCTTGTAGCTACTGTTAGAAATGGAGATACGTATACTTGGGATCCAACAGGTGCTTCAGCTTTAGATGTAAGAGCGACTGAAGTTACCGCTGCACCAAAAGCATTAATGAGTTTGGTATCAGATAGAGATAGACATTTATTCTTAATGGGAACATTAGATGATTTAGCAGATTCAACTTCACAAAATAAAATGTTTATAAGATTCTCAAATCAAGAAGATATCAATGTTTGGAATCCTACCGCAACTAATACTGCTGGTACTTTTTTATTAGACCAAGGAAATGAAATCATAACTGCAGTTCAAGGTAAAGATTATGTCCTGGTGCTCACGGATCAGGCAGCTTATGTTATTCAGTTTGTTGGACCACCTTTTACTTTTTCATTACGACAAGTTGGATCTAACTGTGGTTGTCTAGGACAACATGCTGCTATCTACGCACAAGGTGCTGTTTATTGGATGGGATTTGGCGGAGGGTTTTTTATGTATGATGGAACTGTTAAACAACTACCATCCTTAGTAGAAGACTTTGTATTTACTACAGGAGGAGGTGATCCTGGTATTAATTATGATGCTAATCAAATTACTTATGCATATCACAATTCATTATACAATGAAGTAGGTTGGTTTTATGCATCTAGTAATTCTCAACAAATTAATAAAACAGTTGTTTATAATTTTATGGAACAAAGTTGGACAACTGGTTCTTTGTCTCGAACATCTTATAATGATGCACACACTTATAATTTACCTTATGCCACGGAATATACCAGGACTGCGACACCTAGTTTTCCTACTATTAATGGAGTTACTAATACCTTTGGTGCTTCCAAATATTGGGCTCATGAAACAGGGGTTAATCAAGTGGATGCTAATGGTAATGCTACTGCTATTTCTTCTTATATTCAATCAGGAGATTATGATTTGTCTGAACAAGGATTAGCTGGAGATGGAGAATTTATTATGAGAATATCTAGATTTATTCCTGACTTTAAAAATTTAGATGGCAATGCAAAGATAACTTTATTTTTTAGAGATTATCCTGCAGAAGCAAAACAGAGTGATTCTAATGGACCTTTGATCACTGGGCCATTTACTATTACTACTAGTACAAACTTTATAAGTACTAGAGTAAGAGGTAGACAAGTGAGTATTAAAATTGAAAATGATGCAGTTGATGAATCTTGGCGTTATGGTACATTGAGATTAGATATACATGCTGGAGGTAGAAGATAATGGCAAAGATTACAGCTTATATACCAGAACCAAAAGAACAATACGAAGTAGATAACCAGAGACAAATTTTAGCTGCATTAGATACTTTAAAAAATGAATTGAACTTTGGATATCAAAAAGATTTACAAGATGAACAAACAAGATTGGAGTGGTTTCTTAGTTAATGGCAAATTTTTATAAAAATCAAGGTTTCATTTTAACAACCTCTAATTTAACAACTGTTCTGACTATTAATACAAGTTCAGTAGCAATTGTTAAAAGTATTAGTATTA